AAGAAATTGTCAAGCTCCAAATGGCAAATCAAAAATAAAATCCTTGACAAATAGTAGACAATATGGTATAATATATTAAGTATATAATAATAACTAACTCACCTATAGGATAATGATGTTAGAACCAGAAGTTGAACAATACTACAACACTTATTTTGAATTGTTTATGCAGGAGGGTTGGGAGCAGTTTATGGCTGATGTCCAATCCGCAGCAGATACAATTCAATTACTTGCTTTACAAGACGCTAAAGAGTTACATATAGCTCAAGGTCAAATGCAAGTATTTCAAAGACTTCTTAACTGGCAAAACAGTATAACCAATGGTTATGAGCTTGTCAAGGAAGAGGCAGGGGTATCGGATGGCATTTAAAATATTCGATTACCAATGCGCTAACGACCACATAACTGAACATATGACTGGCTCCGATGAAAGAACAGTCTTGTGTCCTGAGTGTGGTCACACATCGAACCGCATAATCTCACCCGTTCCCGCTCACTTTAAAGGCTTTGGTTGGCCTGATAAGGATACCAAGTGGATAAAAGAGCATGAGAAAGCTGGTTCTAACAATCAACAATAATCCCCCACAATACTTTTTATAAGTACGGAGAATTAATTAAATGGCTAAAGTAATAGACCCTCTTAATGAACAAGAGTTAAATTTACAGGAAGATGAAGAGCTTGTCAATATTTTTGACGATGCTACCACGGCTGAGGTTGAAGAAGAAGAAATACAACCTGAGATAACTGAGGAAGCAAACGAACCAGTAATACCTGAAAAGTATAGCGGCAAATCCATTGAGGATATTGTGCAGATGCACCAAGAGGCTGAAAAGCTAGTTGGTCGTCAGGGTGCTGAAGTAGGAGAACTTCGTAAAATTGTAGATGACTTTATTAAGAACAAGGCAAGCGAAGCTAAACAATCAACACAAACAGTAGAACAAGAAGTAGATTTCTTTGATAACCCAAAGGAAGCTGTAGCTAAAGCAGTTGCAGGCAGCACAGAAATTAAGCAGATGCAAGAACTGCTTGCTAAAAATCAACAGCAAGAAGTACTAGCTAAACTTAATTCTAAGCACCCAGACTTTATGAAGACTATTGAAGAGCCTTCATTTGCAGAATGGGTAAAAGCCTCAGTAGTACGAACTGAGTTATTACAACGAGCTGACAAGTATGACTTTGACGCCGCTGACGAACTATTAACAGTTTGGGCAGAACGTAAAAGTGATGTTCAAGCAGTTAAAGAAGTAAATGACAAAGACCGTAAGCAACAACGTAAGGCTGCAACGACTGGCGGCAAAGGTTCAGGAGAACCAATATCTCGTAAAATCTACAGACGTTCGGACATAGTCAATTTAATGATGAACGACCCAGACCGATACAAAGCTAATGTTGAAGAATTTGACAGAGCTTATGCAGAAGGTCGGGTTAAATAAACTCTTAAACTTATAAAAGGTATTTTGAAATGGCACTAGGAACAGCACACGTCACCAATACAACGGCGGCAACATTTATCCCAGAAATTTGGTCGGACGAGATTGTAGCAGCATACAAAAGCAATCTAGTACTGGCTAACGTAGTAAACAAAATGTCACACGCAGGCAAGAAAGGCGATACTATTCATATCCCTAAGCCAACTCGTGGCGCAGCTTCAGCTAAGGCAGCTCAAACTCAAGTAACATTGATTGCAGCTACTGAAACCGAAGTTATTTGTTCTATCGACAAGCACTACGAGTACTCTCGTTTAATTGAAGATATTACAGACGTACAAGCACAACCATCTCTTCGTTCTTTCTACACTGATGACGCTGGTTATGCACTAGCTAAACAAGTAGACGCAGACCTTGGCCTATTGGCTAAGACTTTCGGTGATGACAACGGTTCAGGTTCTGACTTCGTTCACTCTAACAGCTTCTACGTTGACGCTGGCAATGGTATTGCTGCTTACGCAGCTGACACTGTAGCCGTAACTGACGTGTTTACTGACCTTGCTTTCCGCGAGTTGGTGAAAGAGTTAGATGACAACGATACTCCTATGGACAATCGTTTCTTAGTTATTCCTCCATCAGTACGTAGTCAGTTAATGGGTATTGACCGTTACGTATCTTCTGACTTTGTAAGCGGTCAGGGTGTACAGAATGGCAAAATTGGTCAGCTATATGGTGTAGATATTTATGTATCTAACAACCTACCTGTAATTGAAACTGCTGCTGATAACAGCGCATCTGCTGTTGACACTGTTGGTGCAATTATGGCACAACGTGACGCAATGGTTCTTGTTGAGCAAATGGGTGTTCGTACTCAAACTCAATACAAGCAAGAGTGGTTGGGTGACTTAATGACTGCCGATACACTTTATGGTGTTAAGACAGTACGTCCAGAAAGCGGTTTAGTAATCGCAGTAGCTAAGTAGTTTAGCTATTAGTTTAGGGGGCTGCTTAGGTGGCCTCCTTTTCTTTTTATAGAATTTTAAGCGAGAGAGTATAATATGGCTTTATATAGAGGTG